ACACAGGTTTTGGAGTGGCATTTCATTTCAGTGCAAGAATTGACGCAGCCTGCTACGTTATCAACTGAATTGCATTTTCCACCCGGGTACATGCGGGCTTTTGCTTATAACTTGGCAATGGAGATTGCGCCCGAGTTTGGTGTGGAGCCTTCACCGCAAGTGCGGCGTATTGCTATGACAAGTAAGCGCAATCTCAAACGCATCAATAATCCTAACGACGTAATGAGTTTACCGTACGGCGTTGTGGCAAATAAACAACGATTTAACATCTACGCCGGAAACTTCTGATGAAGACTCCGATTCTCGGTTCCGCATACGTGGCTCGCAGCGTCAACGCTGCCGATGCCCGCATGATCAATTTGTTTCCTGAACTCGTTCCCGAGGGCGGTAAAGAACCTGCGTTTTTAAATCGTGCGCCCGGTCTTAAGTTGAAGATATCTGTAGGATCTGGACCAATTCGCGGAATGTGGGTGTTTGGTAGCAACTTGTACGTGGTTAGCCGTAACAAGCTGTACAAAGTAGACTCTAATTACGTTGTGACGGAATTGGGTACTGTATCGGGCACCAGCGGACCCGTAAGCATGGTTGACAACGGCATTCAGTTATTTATTGCCTGTAATGGTCCGTCCTACATCTACAATTCGCAAACCAACGTGTTTGCTCAAATCACAGATGGTGACTTCCCCGGTGCCGTCACAGTGGCGTATCTTGATGGATATTTCGTATTCAATGAGCCGAATAGTCAAAAAATTTGGGTAACTGGATTGCTGGATGGTACGAGTATAGACCCGTTGGATTTTGCTTCAGCCGAAGGATCGCCTGACGGTGTAGTTGGCATTATTGCCGACCATCGAGAAATTTGGGTTTTTGGCACCAATTCCGTTGAGGTGTGGTATGACAGCGGTAACGCGGATTTTCCTCTTTCTCGCATTCAGGGCGCTTTTAATGAGATAGGTTGCGCCGCTCCGTATTCAATTGCCAAAATGGACAATGGTCTTTTTTGGTTGGGTAAAGACGCTCGGGGTCAAGGAATTGTTTATCGGGCTAATGGCTATACCGGTCAACGCATTTCAACTCATGCCGTTGAATGGCAAATTCAGCAGTATGAAGACATGTCGGACGCAATTGGGTACACGTACCAACAAGACGGCCACAGTTTTTACGTACTGATATTTCCCCAAGCTGACACGACTTGGGTATATGACGTGGCGACGCAAGCATGGCATGAGCGAGCCGGATTTGACAATGGTGACTTTACTCGTCATCGTAGTAACTGTCAGGCATTCTTTCAAGGCGATGTATTAGTCGGGGACTACGAAAACGCAAATGTGTATTCGTTTGATTTAAACGATTTCTCGGACAACGGTAGTGTTCAAAAATGGTTACGATCATGGAGAGCATTGCCCACAAGTCAGAATAATCTTAAACGTAGCGCGCAACACAGTCTTCAACTTGATTTAGAGACCGGCGTTGGTCTAAATCTTGGTCAAGGTAGCGATCCGCAAGTCATGCTTCGTTGGAGTGACGACGGTGGGCACACATGGTCCAACGAGCATTGGGTTAGTATTGGCAAGATTGGTGAATTCTATCGTCGTGCTATCTGGCGACGTTTAGGCATGACCATGAAAATTCGTGACAGGGTGTACGAAGTAAGTGGTACGGACCCGGTGAAAATTGCAATCATTGGTGCGGAATTAACTGTGAGTCCGACAAATGCCTAATCCGTTAAATGTTCCAATTACGCCTCCCCGAGTTGCGTTCATTGATCCGCGTACAGGGAATGTGTCGCGCGAGTGGTACATGTTCTTTTTGTCGTTGTTCCAGACCCAAGGCGGTAGCAGCATATCGCTTGACGATGTACAAAAAGGACCGCCGACCTTAACAATTGACGATGTGTTAAAGAGTCAGTGTTGTGATGATGAAAAACTGACACCTTCGCAAAACGATTCGTTATCTGAAATTGCCGAATTACAGAAGCAGATTGAAGGATTAGCTCAACAACCAACTGATGTTTTAAATCAAATTGCGGAATTGCAGAAGCAACTTGACGCTTTTGCGGTTCAGCCTATTTTTACACCACAAGTACCGCATTTTATTTACGGCTCGTTTTATAGTACCGCTAATCAGCCAGATGGTTCTACGACTACAGCATACCCGTTGTTGTATGACACCACGCAATTCAGTAACGGTGTGACACTGGAAAATCGCACAGCGGTATTTACGGCGTCAATTGCCACAACTGTCATGACCGTGACAGCTATTACATCTGGACCAATTTACCCGGGAATGGTAATTACAGGTACGGGTGTTACGGCAGGAACTCGAATTGTTTCGCAGCTTACTGGCACAGATGGCAGCACGGGTACTTATGAAATCAGCGTGTCGCAGACGGTTGCATCAACTACCATCACTGGCACATGCTCTTCTAAAATTAGGTGTGAAACAGTCGGCACGTACAATGTGCAATTCAGTGTTCAAATGGTTAACACGGATTCTAATGTTCACGATATTGATATTTGGATGCGCAAGAATGGAACTGACGTGCCTGACAGCAACAGTCAATTCTCAATACCAAGTAGACATGGTTCGATAGACGGTCACTTAATCGGCGCGTTAAATTTGTTTATTGACTTGGCGGAAAATGAGTATGTCGAACTAATGTGGGCGACAACAGACGCCTCGACTACAATTCAGTACATCGGGGCGCAGACAAGTCCTGTTCGACCCGTTACACCATCCGTAATATTAACCGTGTCGATGGTTTCTGTTCCGACAATTCAAGGAGTTCAATAAATGACAGTTCTCGTTAAAAACCTTGTTCCCGGTAAGACCGTTGAAAATGTGCAGACTACTCAATACACGGCGACCAATGTAACGACCATTATTGACAAGTTCACGGCAACCAACTACAGCGCTACCGCTGCAACGATTTCGGTAAACCTTGTCACGACTGCCGGGTCCGCTGGTGACATCAACTTGATCACTAAGACCAAAACACTTCAGCCGTCCGAGGTCTACACATTTCCTGAACTAGTGGGGCAAGTTTTGAACCCCGGTGACTTTATTAGTACAATTGCCGGAACCGCTAGTGCTATCAACATGCGCGTCAGTGGTCGTGAGGTGACTCAGTGATTGTACGCAAAGCCGCCGAATCTGATTTACCAAACTATCTTGTATTGGCAAAAGCGTTTCACGCGGCATCGCCAATGCACGGCTTAATTGAGTTTGACATTCCCGGGTATTCGCAATTTTATTTGGCGTCATTGCAAAACGACAGCGTGGGTATTTGGTTGGCTGAAATTGACGGCAAGATTGTAGGCATTTGTGCGGCAATAGCGTATCCGTTGTATTTCAATCCATCGGCTCTTGTTGTTCAAGAACTATGGTGGTGGTTGAATCCTGCGTCTCGTGGTAGCGGTGCTGGTAAAGAAATGTTCAAGCAAATTGAACAATGGTCAAAAGAAAAAAACGCCACAGCATTGTTCATGATTGCGTTAGAAGATGAGCGATCAAAAAAGATGGAAAATCTTTATACCCGCGCAGGTTTTAAACCAATGGAGCGTACATTTATTAAAGAGGTCAATTCATGGCAATAGGAACCGGAACCGCAATTTTGGCAGGTGCCGTCGGAGCGGCAGCGCTTGGCTCTAGTGCATCCAAAAAAGCGGCATCAACTCAAGCAGGTGCTGCGGATCGTGCGTCCGCTTTGCAAATGGAACAGTTCGAGCGGCAAGTTGAGTTGCAAGAACCGTGGCGAAAAGCCGGTGAACAAGCTCTTAATAAGTTAATTCCGTTGACTGACTATCAGCAATTTGGGATGCAGCAATTTCAACAAGACCCGGGTTATGGTTTTCGCATGTCCGAGGGGATGAAAGCACTAGAACGATCGGCTGCTGCCCGAGGGGGTCTGATGTCTGGTGCTGCAATGAAAGGTATCCAACGATTCGGTCAAGACCTTGCATCTCAAGAATACCAAAATGCTTTCAATCGGTATCAGGCTGAACGTCAAGCTCGATTAGGACCATTGCAGTCTCTCGCCGGGATTGGTCAAACCACAGCCCAACAACTCGGTCAAGCCGGTATGCAAATGGCGTCTAATGTGGGCGACACTCAAATGAGCAGCGCTGCTGCTCGCGCTTCGGGATACGTAGGAGGCGCTAACGCACTTACTCAAGGCTTGGGTACTTATCTGAATTACCAACAAGGTCAGAACATGATCAACGCGATGCAGCAGAATCCGACATTTAATGTTGGTCAAGGTGCAGACGGGTACAATTACACCTACCGAAACCCCTCAGAAGTTGGCCCGTTCCAGTCTTAGGAAATTAATATGCCTATCAATCCCGCAATTGCTCTTGGCGTTAAAGGCATTGAACTTCAAGACCCGTTGACTCAGTACGGCCGCGTGGCTGCAATTCAACAAGCCCGACAGCAAAATGCTTTGGCTCAAATGCAAATGCAGCAAGCCGAGCGTGAAATTGAAGAACGTAATCGGTTGCGTGAGTTTATGCCCGGCATGACCGCTCAAAATCGTAATCAATTGCTTGGTTACGGTGCTGCTGGTCGTCAAGTCTATGAATCATTACTAAAGGGTGAAAAGGAATCCCGCGAGGGTGAAAAAGCGGCATCTGATGTTGCGGCTGCTCGAATGAAACAATCCCGTGATTTGCTACCTTCCGTAAATTCACCCGAGTCGTATGCAAATTGGCGCAACTATACTTTGCAAAATCTGCCGGGTTTGGTAAATGTAATTCCTGAACAGTATTCACCCGAAGTCGCACGTAACTTAATGCTAGAGGCCGACAAGGCCTTAGAGCAACATTTTGTTAGTCAAAACCTTGGAGGCGCGACACGAGTAGTCGCTATGCCAAAATTCGGGCAAGGTCCCGCTCGTACGGTAGAAGGCACAGAAGCCCGTATGACAATGGCTCCCGGCGAAGCCGAGCGCATTAAACTTGAAGGACAACGCCTTGGTCTTGAAGGTCGTCGCGTTGCTGTGATGGAAGAAAACGCCCGTCGCGATGCTGACCCATCGTTCCAGCAGCGCATGGGCGCAGCCCGCGCTACAGGTGAAGCAATGGCGAAGGGTGATGTGCAAGCAATACAAGCGTTACCGAAGGTACTCAGTCGTGCTGAAGAAGGTATTCGCTTAATTGATGAGTTGATAGGTAAACGCGATTCCAAGGGTCGCTTGATTGAAGGCTCCAAGCCTCACCCCGGCTTTGAAAATACCGTGGGCGCTACTTGGCTTCCCGGTGCTCGACTTGTACCGGGTACGGACGCTGCGGGCTTTATGGCTCGTTTTGATCAAATCAAAGGTGCTTCGTTCCTTGAAGCATTTGAAGCCCTCAAGGGTGGTGGCGCTATTACCGAAAAAGAAGGCGGTAAAGGTACAGACGCCATTAACCGAATGTCGATAGCGACGGACGAAAAAGAATTTATCCGCGCCGCAATGGACCTGCAAGATGTAGTTCGCAAAGGTGTTGAAAACGCACAGAAACGCGCTGCCCGAGCCGGTAGTGCAGCACCTGCCGCTCCGACATCGGGTGGTGTAATTGACTTCGGGAGCCTGAGATAATGGATGTTCGTTTACCCGATGGCACAATCATCAAAGGAGTGCCCGATGGTATGAGCAAGGCCGATTTGACGGCCAAGCTGCAAGCCAATGGGTATGACGTAAGCAAACTTACAGCACCCGCAGTACCGCAACTACCCGAATCCTTGCGTCCGCGTATTGCCGCCCCTGAAGGCATTCCGGCAGCTCGGCAAGAAGCTGATTTGTATTCTAAAGTACGCCCATATGTTGCTCCGGTTGTTGAGGCATTGGGTGCTGGTGGTGGCGCATTGCTTGGTGGTGCTGCTGGCGGCATATCGGGCAGCGTTATTCCGTTTGCAGGAACCGCTGCCGGTGCGGCAACAGGTGGTGTTATTGGTGCCGGTCTTGGCTATGGTGCAGCTAAAGAGGCTCTTGAGTTGGCCGATGTGTATTTCGGAGGCAAGGCTCCGCGCCAAGGCGCTGCGCAGGTCATCGAGCCGGTACGTAACGTGCTTGAAGGTACCACCTTTGAAGCCGGTGGCCGTGTCGCTGGCCCGCTGATCGCCAAAGGTGTCGGCAAGCTGGCCGATTTGCGCCAAATTCCCAAGAACAAAGCTGCTGACATCGCCCGAAATGCTCTTGGCCCGGACCTACCCGAAGCACTCAATGCACTCAAGGCGTCGCAAGGTAATGGCGTTAGTGCTGCACAGGCCACTGCCGACATCAATAGCCCAACATGGCAGGCTTTAATTGACCGAGCCACAGCCCGCGACCCGCGATTCCTATCGGCGTTAGAAAAATCCCAAGGTGATGTTTCTCTAAATGCTTTGTCTAAATTGGCAGGTGGTGCTACTGCTGCCGAAGCCCGAGGCACTACGGAAGCCGCAAAAGAAGCCGCCCGCACTATCACTAGCCCGATGCGTGAAGCTGCGCTTGACCGCGCAAATCTGGGTAAAGAAGTCGCTCGTTTAGAAGGACTGTCAGCAGAACTCGGTGAACAGGCAGCTACGAAGGTGCAAGAAGTTCGTCGTCTTATGGAACTGGGCGATCTAGCGAAGGCCAGTGCTCGCTTAAATCTAATCAAACGTGGTTTGCCGGTTGGTCTGACTAAGTACACATATAGCGCAGAATTGGCCGAAAAAGCATTCAATGATTGGTCAAATAAAGCAGCGCAAGCATCGCTTGATTTAGGTCAAGGTGCTCGATTTGCCGATCAAGCCGCTGGTGCTTTGCGGGCACAAGGCATTAAGCCTCTTGAAGGTGAGCCGCTGGTGCGCAGTCTTAGAACTGTAGCAAATAACCCCGAGTTTGCGGGCAACGATGTGCTGCTAGGCTCTTTGCGCAATGTCAGTGATGATATTGCTAAATGGACGAGCAGCGGTGGAATTATTGACGCTCGCGCTCTTGACGCAATTCGTAAAAACTCTGTGAACGCTGCGATTCAACAGCTTCGCCCGGGCATGGATGCCACCAGTCAACGAAATCTTGCCGCCGGTGTTCTAAGTCGTGTTAAACCTGCGATCGACGATGCGATTGAAACAGCAGGCGGCGCAGGATACCGTGAATATCTCAAGGAACACGCAAAACTGTCCCAAAAAATTGCCGAAAAACAATTAACCGGTGAGGCATTGCAGTTGTGGAAAACCGACAAGAATGCGTTTGTACGCCTCGTGCAGAACGAGTCTCCCGAAGCTGTGGAAAAGATTCTCGGCCCGGGCAAGTACAACATCGCTGTCGAGTTGGCAGAGGACACGCTGGGCACCCTACAGTCCGAAGCAAGCAAGGTAATCCGCAATGCTACTATCAAATCCCAAGTCGAAGGTGGTCAGACGGCCCTCAAGGAACTACTGCTCCAAAGTATGAGCAAGTTTCGTCTACCGTCATATTTGAGCGCTGTGACCGCAACGACCAATAAGGCTTTGAACATTTTGGAAAACAAAATTGGTCAGAAAACAATGGTAACACTTACTGAGGCGCTTAAAACACCCAGTGAGGCGGCAAATCTGTTAGAGTCATTACCTGCGGCTGAACGCAATCGCGTTTTGCAAATTATTGCTGACCCAACAAAATGGAGCGCGCCATCCCGAGCGACAGTAACAGGCGGTACCGCTGCTGCTGTCAATATGCTGGCCCCTGAACGAAATGTTGAGAATGAATTCATTAGGTGAGAAAGACAGAATGGAGTCCCATAGCGCTGAAATTAATCTCGTTGAATACGGGGTTTTATGGCAAAAGGTGCATGACATGAATAGAAAAGTAGACAAGATGGAGCGTCAACTTGAGCAACTTTTGGAACTTGCCAATAAATCAAAAGGAGGGCTTTGGTTCGGCATGAGTGTCATTTCGTGTTTTTCCGCCGTTCTTGGGTTTGTTCTCAGCAATTGGAAAATTTACTGATCATGCACGAACTGAGTCAACGCTGCGATCTGCGACTGAAAGGTGTTCATCCTCATTTAGTTAATGTAGTCAGGCGCGCTATTCAAATTACGACAGTTAATTTTCGAGTGCTCGAAGGAGTGCGATCATTAGAACGTCAAAAAGCACTAATGGCAATTGGGGCTAGTCAAACGTTAAATTCGCGCCATATCCCCGGACCCGATCGTCTAGCTAAAGCCGTTGACCTTGGGGCTTACGTAGGAGACGAAGTTCGGTGGGATTGGCCGCTGTATTACAAAATTGCCGCAGCAATGAAAGAAGCGGCGAATGAGATTGGTGTTCCGATTGAATGGGGCGGCGATTGGAAAATTTTTCGAGATGGTCCGCATTTTCAATTACCGCGTAAAGAATATCCATGATGGACCCGTTGACCATACTCGCTGCATTGGGACCGCTGGCTGTAGATTTGGGAAAATCTTTAATCGGTCGGTTTATTCAGACGGACACTTACAAGCCGGTCAACGTAGACGAGTATGTCAAAATGCGGCAGCTTGATTTAGACATGTTCAAAACAATGAGCGATGCCGGAGGAACTAACCCGTCATACCCGTGGGTTGAAGCTGCCGTGCGTCTTATGCGTCCTGTTGTCGCCATGACGGTATTGGGTACATGGGC